AATTTGATTTTATGAGCAAGAACTACAGTATTATAATAATTTAAAGATAATACCTTTTCGAGTATTTTTTAGTATTTATTTGAAAAGTAACACAAGATTTATAACATAAAATAATAAATATAAAAATTAATAATTAGTAAACATGGCAGAATTTGTATTTGTCTCTCCGGGAGCAAAATTTAGAGAACGTGACTTAACATTCGTTACACGTAACGTGGGTATCACCACTTTAGGCGTAGTTGGTGAAACTTTAAAAGGACCTGCATTTCAACCTATTTTCATTCAGGATAAAGGTCAATTTAGAACAAGGTTCGGTGCTCAAAGCATTGAAAGATTTCCTGTTGGTGGAAATTTAAAATATCAATTACCATATGTGGCAAATTCATTTTTGGAAGAAACCAATCAGTTGTATGTAACAAGAGTATTGGGACTATCTGGATATGACGCAGGTACTGGCTGGGCACTTACATTAAGTGCTGGTATTGACCCATCAACCATTGAAAGTGGAGCAACAAGTGGTTCTACTGGTCATTTTTCAGATGGCTTTTATTTGGGTCATTCAATAAATGCAACTGGTCAAACAGGAACAACATTTACTGGATTTACTAAAACTGCTTCACCTGCAACAACATTTCGTGGATATTCATATACATTTACCGTATTGACATTAACAGGTGCTACTGGTACTACTAATACAGTTAGAACATTACTTACAGGTACTTCATATAGTAAACATGAAAACATGGTACTTGCTGTTATTAGAAGCAGAGGTCGTGTTCAAGATAATGTAAATGCACCACCTACCACAACATTTTATACAAGAGATATTACGGTTTCTGCAAATACAACAAATGGTGGTATTGGTGATTTATTTGGGCAATTTCAATTAAAAGCAACTAATCTTGGAACTGACCCAATAACACACAAACCAACTGGTAGTACAGAAACATATAGTGCTACATTAAACCCAAATTCAAGTAGCTTCTTACCAAATGTAATTGGTTCTTTACCTAAAGATAAAAACGCAAAAATCTGGGTTCAGTCAACATATCCTGATTTAATTCAGTCTTTAGATTCTGGTGGTGATACTTATCCGACAGGATTAACAAAATATGGTCTTACTGGTGTTGCATCGTATGGTTATGGTGTTAATAGTACTTTACTTCAATTAAAATCTGGTCTTTATAGTGATAAGGCTTATAAGGTTGGATTCCAGACACCTGAAACTCCTTGGGTTGTATCTCAATTAAAAGGTAGTACAATTGACAGATTATTTAAATTTGTTAGTATTTCAGATGGTGATGCTGGTAATCAGGAAATTAAGATCAGTATTCAAAATATTGACCCAATACAATTACAGTTTGACGTTATTATTCGTGATTTTAACGATACAGATGCTAATCCAATAGTATTAGAATCATATACAAGATGTTCATTAATTCAAGGACAAACAACATTTATCGGACAACGTATTGGTACTGTAGATGGTGTCTATGATATTGTAAGTAATTATGTTATGGTTGAACTTGCAGATAATCTTTCACCTGATATGTTTCCAGCAGGTTTCGAAGGTTATTATTTTAATAATTATGCTGCATCTGCAACAACTGACCCATCACATAATTCAGGTATTGCACCTCAGATTTATTATAAAACTGCTTATGGTCAGGCTGACAATGTTAGAAAAATCTATTTAGGATTATCAGAAAATGGTTATAGTACCGCTAGTGTTATAGGAAGTGGTATTAATCAAAACATGTTTAATTTTAGTGGTCAATTAGCATCTGACCCAATTACTGGCGAACTAGTATCACATGTTAAATCTAGGGGTTTCCATATGGATTCTGGTGCAACTGGAACATATACTGAAGGAGTAGATGTTATTGGAACATTTGAAACGGGTGCTGGTAGATTCCAGACAATAGATGATGTTGTAAATAATTTAAATCCTTATTTTGATATAAAAACAAGAAAATTCACATTAGTTCCTGCTGGTGGTTTTGATGGTTGGGATGTTAACAGAGGTTATCGTTCATACGGTGATTTCTACAATCAAGGAGCTATTTTTGATGGTGTTGCACCACAAGCACAGGCAATAAATGACTTTCAGGCATGGCAGACTGCAGTTAATACATATTCAAATCCTGAAGAAGTTACGATTAACCTTTTTGCAACTCCGGGTATTGACTGGTCAAATAATACTATTTTGGTTGAAGACACAATCGATGTAATTGAACAACAGAGAGCAGACACATTATATGTTATTGATGCTCCACTTATTGGAAATCCACAATTAGTTGGTCAACCAAAACAAGATGTTCAATTTGCAACAGATGTTGCTGGATTGCTTAATGATACTGGAATTGATAGTAGTTATTCATGCACATACTTCCCTTGGATACAAATAGCAGATACTCAGAATAATGTTAATGTTTATCTTCCACCTACAGGTGAAGTTGTAAAAGCAATGGCATTTACTGACAATACTGCATTCCCTTGGTTCGCACCTGCTGGTTTGAATCGTGGTGTAACTGATGCAAGAAAATCAATGTTCAAATTGTCACAGGATGCTCGTGACGTTTTATACAAAGGTAGAATTAACCCATTGGCTGATTTTGCAGATGCAGGTACAGCAATATTTGGACAAAAAACATTACAAGTTAAAGAAAGTGCTCTTGACAGAATCAATGTTCGTAGATTATTACTTCAAATTAAAGTTCTTATTGCAAATATCGCAATCAGACTTGTATTTGAACAAGGTGACCAAACAACAATTGATCAATTCATAACTAAATCTACTCCAGTTCTTGATACAATTAAGAGAGAAAGAGGTTTGAATGATTACAAAATCAAGATGGATAATAGCAATAACAGTCAAGAAAGTATGGACAGAAATGAATTGTATGGTGATTTATACTTGAAACCAACACGTGCTGTTGAATTCATTGGAATCACATTTACAATTACTCCTTCTGGAGCATCATTCGCTGATATTGGTGCATAATAGATTTTTAAGACGTAAGTATTTATAATAAAAATAAGCATATATAATTTAAAACAGACAATGATATGGCAGAAATGATAAGAAGTATCCCCTTCCAATATGAACCCAAGAGGATAAATAGATTCTTCGCAGAATTTAGTGATGATTTAGGTATTGAAGTTTGGAAAATCCAAAAATTCAAAAGACCTTCAATGAAAATTAACTCAGTTCAGATTCAATTCATGAACGAACAGGACTATGTTGCTGGCAGATATAGTTGGGAAGAAATGCAATTAACATTCTACGACCCAATCGGACCGTCCACTTCACAACAATTGATGGAGTGGGTACGTTTACATGCAGAATCATTAACAGGTCGTATGGGTTATGCAGCAGGTTATAAGAAAAATGTTCTTTTAAAAGCAGTTGACCCAACAGGTGTTGAAGTTGAAAAATGGACATTGGAACAATGTATGATTACAGCAATCGATTTTGGTGAAAACAGCTATGAAGAAGATGGTTTAACAACCATACAATTAACTTTGCAACCGTGGCGCTGTATACTTAACATGTAATCAGATAGTTACGTATTACGAGAAAAAATTGAAAAGCCACTTAATTGTGGCTTTTTTGTTTTAAATTACATGTGCCCATGTATTTCTTAATATAATAGAATTAATGTTTGAATGTGCAACATTAAATATTTTAGAAATATCTTTTTGTGAAATTCCTTCAATAAAATACATTTCACGAATTTTAATAATATCTTCTGATTTTAATTTTGCTGCAGGATGGTTTTCTCCAACAGTAATTCCTTTTCTTCCTAATGAAATTTTATTTCTCGTTTTAACAGAAACTGGTTTTTCGAACATCGGATGTTCGATTCCGTGTTTACCAAACATTGGATTGTTTGCTCCTTGTTTTTGTAATGAAAGTATTTTTTTTGTTTTTTCACTATGTTTTTTGTTTAAAAATGAATGTTCAGGGTCATTAACATTATAACCATAAACGTTATCATGAGAATTAAATTTTAACATGAACTCTTTTTCTTTTATTAATAATTCCTCAATAGTACATTCTATAATTATTGAAAATTCGAAATTATTAATACTATATTTATTCCATGCTGATTGTAGATGTGAGTTATGATGTATATTATGAATTAAATGCCACTTATGATCACGCCATCTTTTTCTAATATTAACAGCACTACCGATATAAACTTTATTGTTTATTTTATTTAATATTTTATATATTCCTGTAATCATTTTTTTATTACTAACATTTGTATATGTTATCGTGCAAAAATAGTGATAATATATTGAATTTCATATATTATATTGCATGAATTTTTCAGAAATTTCATGTAGTTAATAATTCATTAATTCTGTTTTTTGCAATAATATCAATAAAATATGACATGTCTTTTGCTTCAATAATTTTATAATTATCATTATTGTGTGAATACCATACGATATATGATTTACCAAGTTTAATTGGTACATTCTTTTCTATAATATATTTATATAAACCAAGTTGTAGTGAATATAACTCAAGATCACAATCTTCTAAAACAAACAATTCATTAAGTAAGTGCCTACTTTTCATTTCATATGTAAAGTCCTTGTTAGTCTTGTGGTCCCAGATTTGAAATTCTTTTGCTTTTACGTTATAAAATAAAATATCGAGCATTCCCCCAATTAATGTTTCTTTATCATATACAATTAGTTCCGTTCGAATTGGTATTAATTTACCCTGAACATCACTATAAAATTTGTCAACATGTTTTTTACAAATATCATATGTATGTTGTACAGGGTCAAAGCCAAATTCATTTAATATTAATTGTTTCGGATATTCATATTTTTTATTTTGAAACAAGTTTTCAGCATAATCATGAATTGCCGAACCTCTGATTGTGCCTTTTTTATTTATGAATTTCCATGCTCTGAGTATTTCTTCAGGATTTATACCAAATTGGTTTCCTTTATATTCAGACCAATATGCTTCATTAAATTCTTCTTGATACCTATGTATTAATGTGGTTACAGATATTAATTCTTTACCATCAAGATAATATTTATGTGGTTCATCATAAAATGTTACATCATTAAATGCTGTAAACAATTCATTAGGTATTGTAGGAAATTCAATATTCATAGAATGCAAAAGTACTTAAATTTTAATTAACTACAATGTTTTTTTGTAAAATATTGTCAAGATTAATTTTTTCCAAGTCATTTATTAATTTATCTTTGTCTGCTGGCAGACCTGAATACCCATGAATATGATTGATAAGTGCGTTTATAATTATTTTTAGTGCTACCACCAGTACATCACCTCTTGCAACTGGATGACCTTCAGAAAATATTCTTATTCTGTCTTCTGCTGTTAATTCTGCTGCTTTAAATTGCGGTTTGCCAGTATGTGATATTAAAGCAATTTTATCACTCAATATAACCGTACTGCTTTGATAAGTAGGAGTTGTTGCAACTAAATTCTGCGGTTCGAAAACAAGATTAATTGATGCTGGGTTTTTTGTATTTAATTTTAATACGTTACCGTTTTCGTGCTTTCCTGCTCTTATATGAATTTCATTTGTGCGTAAAATAACATCAGTGTTAACCTTACCTACCATTGCAACATCACTTGGTAAAGGATATACTCCTATTGCATCAGGAAGTGTTGAAGGTGCTGTTTCTGGGAGAGTTAATCCCATATTTGTTGTTGATAATGCTGTATAAATTGTATCAAAACCGATTTTATGTGGTTGTGACACAATACTACCCATCCAAAATCTACTTCTTTGAGGATATTTTATGTTTTCGATAAAAATTCTAACTATTTCGCCCACTTGTGGAAGAAGAAAGAAAAATTTTGGTAACATGGGATAACAATAAGGCAAATTAGCATTTCCTGTCTGATTATCCAAATCAGGTATTTTAACTTGAATTCTGCCACCATCTGTCGGGTCGTCAATAGATATCACCTCACCATAATAAATCGTTCTGGTGACTTCGTAAGTACCTAATTTCTTAAAAGGATTACTTGTTTGTATTATCGGTTTATCAAATCCTGACATTATCTTTTCTCCATTTCTTCAATTAACAAAACATAAGAATTTTCTGTCTCAGTCAATATTTTAATTTTTTCATTAATTTTCTTTTCAAGTTCTTCAGCTTCATAAGTATAATTAATAATCTCTTGTTTTAATGTATCATGTTTTAATTTGATATCATTAAGCATTTTATTTAATTCAATTGGTGTATATTTACTTAAATCTTCCATTATTGTATAACTCCATATCCTTTAGCATAATAAATAGTTGAACCAAACACCGTAACGGGTCCCGTTGGTGATATACCTGCAGCCGAAAGTGTAATCCCCGGTGGTATTGCCACTGTTATTACAGCATCTTGTTGAAATGCTTTAATATATTCTTCGGCTCTTATTCTTTCCATAATTTCATCTGGGGCAATACCACCAGAAGGTAATACACCTACGGGTAATCCTGCTTCACTTTTACGAGCAATTATGCGTGATGCAATTTTAATTGGTGATAATCCAGAGCGTTGTGCTACTCCAATTAATATTAATGGAGTTGGCACTACGGGCGGTCCGCCAATACTTGATAAGTTTAATATTTTATTAAACGCACCAATAATTGAATCAACGTTATTGAAGTCGGTTGCCATTTTTATTTTACTTTTACTTCTAATGCAGCTATAGCTTTTGCTTTAGCGACTTTTATTACTTCTTGCTGTGCTTTTAAACTTGTAACACTTACCCATTTCCAACCCAAAAGCCATTTTGTCATCAGTATCCTGAACCAATTAGGTTTTACTGTTGTTGCGAGTTCTGTGCCGTCTAAATCACCATTATCGATGAGATATACGCCAACAAACTGTTTGTTTAATTTTTGATCTACTATCATGTTTTTACCGGTATTAAACTTTTAATGATGTCTGTAAATTGATTTATTTTTTCTTTAATTATTTTTAATATTAGTGGTTTTAAAAGAGCAACTAAAAACTTTTTAATTAAATTAAATATAAATTCGTTTATCAATCTCATTGCGGTATTGGCACTACATTTCAAAAATACTTTAAAATTTTTTAAATCATCCTTTGGTTGACCAATTTTTACATTGCCTTGATTCTGAAATGCACTTACAATTGCCAATATTGCACGTATTTGAGGGTTAGTTGTTAATGCCTCCGCTAATACTTGTGTAATTAATTTAATTAATTTTTGAAAAAAACCATCTTTAATTGTTTCTTTATTTGTGTTTGCGACATCTTGATCAGTTACGCTCTGGGCAATCGTATTGTTTATCTGATTACCCACATAATTTGGGTCACTTGCCTGTCCAGTAGTGCCAGATATATTTTGAACTAACTTGGTTAAACCTGTTAACGGCAAACTTGCTGCCATAACTCCGCAACCTAAATCATAATTAACAATACCGTTTATTATTTCTTGTGCACGTAGAAGCAATGCTGCATTATCTTCAGGTGAAATTTCAAAACTATCATCACCATTAATTAATTGATCAATTAATTGATTAACAACCAATTCATTGTGTGCATCATTAATGGTTCTGCCTTGATTTTTTGTGATTGTACCATATATTTTGTTCATAACCTTACTTACAAATTCTTTTTTATCAATAATTGTAAGATTATCAATATGTTTATTTAGCCAAGTACCAATAGTCGGAGTATCAGGGGTAATATTTCCTTTCAGCACCAATTCATCAGTTATTGCATTATGTGACATGTGTAAAACTCCAAAATTAGAATTACCGTTTTTTATTGCATCATATACTGAACTATCGAAATTAGGTTTTGAATTATCATATAATAATTGACCTGCCTGAGAAGTTGGGTTTGTCTTAAATTTACCTGAAATATCAATATCTTTCACTTTTACTCTTACGCCATTTCCAGAAGCAAAATAACTCGGAAGATTGTCGCCAGCATTATATTGTATTACTTGATTTTTTAAAGCACTTTTCATTTCAGGTTCAATCTTGTCAACGAATTTACTAAATAATTCACCAGTTAATGATTGTAAAGCATCAGTACCAGCAACAACTTTTAAAATGTCGAGCATAAAAGGTACAATATCTTTTTTATTATTAACTGAAGGAAATAAATTAGTAGTATCAGGTGTTTTCGTTGCTTGAATTACTGAAGTGTATGAACCAATGGTTGTGAAAATATTTTTTTTGTCGTCACTTAAACTCATTTTTTATTTTTTTTGTTTCTTAGTTTCTTCTTCTTTTTCAAAATGTTCTTGAACCATAGTAAGTAATTCAAGTCTTCTTTCTGCGGTAATATCGCCATCTTCTTCAGAAGAAGATTTTGGAGTATTACTATTAGAACCATTATTTGGAGTATTACCTGCTTTAACGTTATTATCAAAAACAACTTCTTTTAAAAATTTAAGAAGCATAATTTTTTGATCAACATTTTTGGCTTCTAAAGCAATTACTTTAATTATTTGATCACCGATTGCTTGAATTTCACCACCTTCTTTTACTTTTAATTCCCATTTAGTAAAAAGTCTGGTAATTTTTGCTTTCTGATTATAACTATCATCGTATATTTCCTGAAGAAGTTTATTCGCACTTTCTTCGTCAAATGTTATTTTTTTTCTTACTGGTCTCATATTTTCATTAATTTATTATAAATACTTTAAGAATAAATATGATTATAGTTTTAGTACATGTGAATTACTAATTAAATTAGTTTCGTGTTTCATTGACTCGCCTATT